CGCCGCGGGGGGTGCTTTTGTGGGCGTGCTTTACAAGGCCCGGCCAGAAGAAGAGCGCGCCGCCAAAGTGCGCGAATGGTGGAAGAACCCAACCAAAGACGGCCGACACAAAGAAGACCGCCAGCAGCATTGGTTTATTGCCCAAGACATCGCCGCGCTGGAGCAAGAGTACGGCCGCCTGCCGATGGTAAACATAAAAAACGACACATACACCATTGAATATGAGACTTTTATCCCAGTTTTGACCAAAGCAATCCAAGAGCTGGCCGAAAAAGTCGAGAAATTGGAAAACGAAAACAAGGAATTAAAAAATGACAAGATGCGTAATTGACCAAGACGGCTTGTTCGTGGAAGAGCAATATTTTGACGATGGCCGTCAAAGTATCGAAGCCGAAGTGCCGCCGCTGCAAGAAAACCAAGCGGCAAGATGGACGGGCGAGAGCTGGGAGATCCTCCCCGATTTTCGCGGCGAAGTCGTCTTTACCAAAGACGGCGAGAAAGTATGGAAAGAAATCGGCAGTCTGCCTGACGGCGTCAGCCTGACCCCGTTGGAAACGGCAAACTTGGCGGATTTAAAAGCCGCCATGCTGACAAACCTCAACGCCTCCGCCCAAACATTTGTTGACGGCCACTCCGGCGCGAGCCAAGTCCCCGATTTCGAGTTGGCGACATGGCCGCTCCAGTCAACCGAGGCGCAGGCGTGGGCTGCCGATAAATCAGCCGCTACCCCAATCCTAGACGGAATTGCAGCCGCGCGCGGCTTGGACAAAGACAAGCTCAAAGCGGCCGCTTTAAAAAAATCCCTGGCATATTCCGCCCTGTCTGCCATTGTTGCCGGTCAGCGCCAGGCAATCCAAGACCAAATCGAGGCTGCCAAAACCAAATCAGCCTTAGAAAAAATCAAAATCGAGTTTAAGCTGCCGGAGGCCGTCTGAATGAGCAAAGTTTATTTGGCATTGTACAAAGGCCGCAAAAAAATCCAATCGCCCAAAGACATCATCTACCGCTTGACTGATTGGGCCATCCGTAAAGCGACGCGCGGCGAATATTCGCACTGCGAAATCGCCATCCGACTGCCTGATGGTCAGTTTGACTGCTACACATCGTCCCATCGGGACGGCGGCGTCCGTTGCAAGCGCATGGAGCTGCCATCTGACAAGTGGGATTTAATCGAGCTGCCCAAGCCCAATCTGACCTACGGCCGCGCGATGAAACTATGGCGCGAAACCAAAGGCAAGAAATACGACCTGTCAGGCGTTTTGGCCGTCAAGTCGGTTTTCCGCCGTCTGAAAATCCGCCAATCGCCGAATAAATGGTTTTGCTCCGAATGGTGCGCCGAAGTAATCGGCTTTGGCGATCCGTCCAAATATTCGCCGTCAGACCTTGCCGCCGCCATGAAGCAGGAACAATTTTAAAAAATCCCCAAAAAATCCCACGCGCTCGACACACGCGTGGGATTAATTTTTAATAGTAATCTACTACATAGCCATCAATCGACCAACCCATCAAAAAGGAAGCCCCAATGGCAGAAGCAAACCGCCATCATGGCATCACAGCCAACGAATACACCGAAGGCGTGCGCAGCATCAGCGACATTTCCACCGCCATCATCGGCATGGTTTGTACCGCCGAAGATGCCGACGCAAAAGTATTCCCTCTCAATACGCCGATTTTCGCGACATCCGCCTACGACCTGCTCGCCAAGGCAGGCACAAAAGGCACGCTCGCCAAATCCCTCGACGCCATCGTTGACCAAGCCGACGCTCAAGTCGTCATCGTGCGCGTTAACGACAGCAAAAACACCGAAGAACTCAAAGCCAACGTCATCGGCACAGCCGAAGGCGGCAACTACACCGGCCTCAAAGCCCTGCGCCGCGCCAAAGCCGTGACAGGCTTTACCCCGAAAATCTTGGGCTGCCCCGAGCTTGACAGCCAAGACGTATTGACCGAATTGGTTGGCGTTGCCCAAGCGACGCGCGCCTTTGCCTACGGCAGCGCAGGCGGCAATCCCGACATCACCGAAGTGGGCAACTACCGCAAAAACTTCGGCCAGCGTGAGCTGATGTTGATTGACAACGAATTTATGGCGTTCGACCCCGCCACCAAGAAAACCGAAACCGCTGCCACCATCGCCCGAGTATTGGGCGCGCGCGCCAAACTCGATAAGAATGTCGGCTGGCACAAATCAATCTCAAACACCGAAATCAACGGCGTAAGCGGCCTGAAATTCGCGCGCAGCTTCGACCTCTTGGACAAAAACTGCGACGCCAACACCCTCAACAACAAAGACGTCACCACCCTGATCCGCGAAGACGGCTTCCGCGTTTGGGGCAACCGCACATGCACCAACGACAGCATGATGGCATTTGAAGTCGCTACGCGTACCGCCCAAATCATCCAAGAGACCATCGCGTCCGCATTTATGTGGGCTTTAGACAAGCCGATGCATAAGAGCCTGATGGAAGACATCATCATGGCCATCAACGCCAAATTGGCGCAGTACGTCAACAAAGGCTACATCTTGGGCGCGCGCGTATTTATCGACAAAACCCTCAACACCTCCGAAACCGTACAAGCCGGTCAATTCACAATCAGCTACGAGTTCACATGGGTGCCGCCACTGGAAAACTTGGTTTTCAACCAACACGTTACCGACACCTTCTTTGTTAACTTGGTTGACAAGGTCATCACATTCGCCAACACCTTGAAACCGACTACCGTCTAGGCCGTCTGAAAGGAAACCCACCCCATGAAAATGCCAAAAGTCCTCAAAGGCTTTAACTTATTCGTCGATGGCGAGAACCAATACGGCGTAATCGTCGACATCACGCGCCCAAAAATCAGCCGCCAAACCGAAACCTACACGCCTGGCGGCGGCATGATTGAAATGACCGTCGTCCACGGCTTTGAAAAGCTGACAATGGAAATCACATCCAAAGGCTACGACGCCGATATGCTCAAATCTATGTCAAGCAGCATTGACGGCAAGCTGCTGCGCTACCAAGGCGCGCTGCAAGAAGAAGACGGCACAGGCTACCAAACCCTCAAAGGCGAAGCGCGCGGACGCATTACCGAAGCCGACCCCGGCAGCGACAAACAAGGCGAAGGCGGCGAGCATAAATTTACCGTCGAGCTGGTTTACTGGAAAGAAAGCGTGGACGGCAGCCCCATCGTCGAAATTGACGTCTTAGGAAATAAAGCCGCTTTCGGCGGTCAAGACGAACGCGCCGGACTGCGCGCCGCTTTGGGCTTGTGATGAAAACCAAGAATCTGGCCATTTACCAGGGCGACACATATTTATTCAAAGTCGCCCTGACCAGCGAAACAGGCGAGCCGTTGCAAACCGACGGCCTGTCTTTTGCGCTGGCCGTCAAATTCCCAGACGGCACAACCATCACGCCCGAGCTGACCGTTGACGGCAACATCGTCAGCCTGATGTTCCCTTCCGTCCTGACCGCTGCCATCACGCACACAACCGCCGAATACGACCTACGCGCCATCAGCGGCCAGTACGTCAAAACCTATTTGCGCGGACAACTGCTCATCACGCCGAGCATCACGCCCGTGACCGCAGGCGCAGGCGGCGAAATCCACGAAGAGGCCGTCAGCGTGACCGTTTCCGAAGTGGCCATCATCCGCGCGGATGGAAACCAAAGCCAGACGGCATACGACGACAGCGACATCAAGCAACGGCTGACCGCCTTGGAGAGCCGTCAATACAGCGACACTATCTACGACGACAGCGACCTGCAACGCCGCATCGCCGAGCTGGAGAGCTACCAAGACAACTTCAACCAGCAAATCGCCGCCATTCACCGCCGCCTTAACGCGCTGATTTGACCTGGCCACCAATTACGCGCCCGAATTTAAAGGCGTTTGGTATCGCGCCGCCATCTTAAAATCCCAATAGGAGCAAACCATGCAAACCATCAAAATCAACGACGACAACACCCTGACCATCGAGCTTTCCTCCGGCGACCGCTACACCCTGCGCGAGCCGCTGGCCAAAGACATGGAGGGCTTGGGTCAGGACTTGATTAAAGTCAAACACACAGACACCGTCCAAAAACTACTGGGCAAAATCTCGACGCCGCCGCTGACGCGTGTCGCCTATGGCAAATTGAGCATGTCGGACGCTCAAGTTTTGAATGTTGCCATTGATTTTTTTTCAGCGCCGCCGTCAGCCAAAGCCGAGATGGAGGCAGCCTTGCAGGATTTGGGATATTCCCAAAGCTCAAATTCCGAGCCGACCACTTCGAGCGAATCCTAAGCCGCGAAGCCGACATCTATCAGGCGGCGGCAGAAGAAGATAAAAAGTATTACAACTTAATCAACGACTGCCTCGCCCAATGCGCGGCGACCTTCGGCAGCCTCGAAAAGTTTGAGCAATGCAACATCGCCGAGCTGATCGAGTGGACGCACAAAGCCATACAAATAAACACGCCCGAAGAATAACAAAAGGCCGCCTGAATATTTCAGACGGCCTTTTGTAATCAAAAAACAGGAAACAACATGTCTAAAAGCCTCGAATTAAAAATCATCATGTCGGCCACCGACAAAGCCAGCGCGGCTTTCAAAAAGCTGCGAAGCGCAGGCGACGTATTGGGGCAGACCCTCGACAAACTCGAAGGCGAAATGAAAGGCTACGAGCGCGCGCAAGCCAGGCTGACGCAACGCGTGCAGCTAACTGCAAAAATAAAAGAGCAAACCAAAGCCCTGATGGAAAACAGGCTTGCCCAAAAAGCATTAAAAGACGAAATCGCCAAGACAGGCGTCCCAACCAAAGCGCAGGCGCGCGCTTTGGAAAAGCTCCAAGCCGCCCAAGAAAAATTGCAAAACAGCCAAAGCCGCTACCAACAAAAAATCGAAGAAATCAACGCCGAGCTGAAAAAACACGGCGTCGTCACAAAAGACGCGGCCGAACTTTAAAATATTGATGGTATGGGTGAAGCCACAATTGAGAAAATCACACCATTCTTAAGTTTCTAAGAAAAC